GTGCTCATCTATATAGTAAAATCCTGTTACTATCGGTTCTGTTTCGTCTTGCACAAAAATACCTTTTACCATATATAGATTTTTATTAAATTCACTCATTTTTGTCTACCTCCGCAAGCCAATATTCTTTTTCACATTCAGAACAACATTTATTTCCAACACTGCACTTCCCTCCAAAGCTTATAGGACAAATGTCTATTACCCCATTGCACGTTCTTACTTTCGGAAACATCTTCAAAAGCCTATCCTGCCTTGTTTCAACAGGGTGTTCTTTGCACCATTTGAGGATTATTTCGTTGGCTTTGTCGGGTTCTTCTGCTATCAGCGCACTACACTTCAGAAACAGAGGGCAATCATCACAATCATCATAAAATTTGCACATCCTTGCATAATCAAATATCGTTGCTTTTTCGTTTACCTTATCCATTATTATCGCTCCTTTTCTTACGGTCTTGCTTCAACGGCGGGCAAAACTTCTGTATGCCAGTAAAGTTTGTAGTGATAAGGGTCCGTATGTGTGCCGGTTATGTCCTCAACCGCATACATCGTATAGCTATTGAGATACACATAATTCTTTTTATATTCGTTCGGACCGGTCTTAACCGTAATAACAAGTTCATTTGTGTTGTTGTTCGATATACTCATATAACCTTCAGCTTCAAGAATAATGTTATCCGTTCGGGCGTTATAAACCGTAATTTTACGTTCACATTCAAAATAGTCAGCCTGTTTCGATATGTTGTAATTAACCTTGTCAACCTCACTGCAACCCACTAAAGAAACCATAGTAACAATTAAAATCATTAACGATATAAATTTTTTATTCATCTTTCTTCCTCCAATTTTTTAATTATTCAAATCCGTAACACTTTGTACCACCTGTGTAACCTCATTTGTAACACCCAAAAAACCTTTTGTAATGCGGTTGTAACACCCGTACCACCTATTTTTGAATTTTCTCTATATATAGCAAACATATACTCAATTTTTACATTCGGGGTATATATAGTGTTTTGTATATATATGTATATCATTTTGCGTGTTACAGGTGTTACAAAGGGTACACCCTTATTAGTACGGAATGTCAATATTTCCCATAATATCAGGGCTTTCGTCCATTTTCGCGTTCTTTAAAAAAACGCACCTTGTAACACGTCCCAAAATTCTTTTAAGCTTCGTGGTCTTGTTTTTCTCGCAGGTTATGATGTCGTTTTGCTTCGCCCAAGATAAAAATGCAGTCGCGTTATATCCCTCATTCTGCATAATTTTATCAAACTGGCTCTTTATTATGTAAGTGTATTCGCCGTCCATCACACCCCAAATTTCGGGCATTTTTTCGTTATGTACGGCAGCGTAAAGCGTTTCGCTGGTTATGAATTTCGAGGTGTTTATCGCCACAAAATCATACAGAAACGCCAGAGCCCTCTCATTTGCCGAAACATCCTTTTTGGTAGATAAAAACGGCTCAATATCGGTAAGTTTAAGCTTTTGCCCGTCTTTAAAAATCCACTCGTCAATAAGTTGGTCGGCGGTTAATATAATGCTTGCCGCCAAAGCCTGCTTTTCCGTTGTTTCGCCGTTCGCCACAAGCTCAAAAATACACTTTTGCAAATCCTTTGCATATTTCATATTGTCGGGTTCGGACAGTGTTTCAATAAACTCACGCCCTGCAAACCCGTAGTTTAACTTGATTGTTTCCGCAACACGTACCGGGTCGTCAAACAGTTTTATATCCTTGCAATCAAGCTGAATAATTCTGTTTACAGCACCTCCGCCGGAGTTGTCGTTGCTTATCGGCATTTCGCCCGTTGTTAATATACAGTTGTGCCATTCACCGCTTTTTTGCACGCCACCCGTTTTTTGCCCTCTCGATTTTCCACTTCCTTCCGAAAGCATATAGATGATGTTGTCAAAATTTTTCTTGTCCTTGACAATCTGTAATTCGTCCATAATAAGGGGTAGACTGTTTACAAACGACGCCTGAAGTTCCTGTGCCACCGATGTAGCATTAAATGTATGCGCAAAACGTCCTATTTTCGGATTTCCCCAAACAGATGCGGCAAGCATAAGTCCGACGGTTTTACCCGTTTCCGTACCGCCCCAAAGGTGAACGAAAAACGGCATACCTCCGCAGGGATGCACCAAAACCGACGAGAACGAAGCCGCCAAAAGAAGTCTTGCATACACACTGCCTTTTCGTATTTTGAGTGCAAGTTCAAGCCACTTATCATAACTTCCGCACTCGGTGACGCTTTCAAAAAAGTGTCTGAACGTGTTCTCACCATCAAAAACGAGGTTGTCCACATACGGCGAAAATCCGTAGTCATCTATCCACCCAAGACGGGAAACCGCGTTTACTTCTTCAATTTCGCGGTAATTAAGCGCCTCAATGTCGGTAAGATACTGCACAAGATATTTTGCATTTTCGCTGTTTACCGCAACGCCGAAACCTGCAAGGTTTGTAATGGAATTTTTGCTCGCAAGCGTGGTTTTGTCAACGATAATTTCGCGCCACCGTCCGCCCTTTGAAAACGCAAGTTTCAGTTTTTCAAGTCCCGTGTCTATGTTAACAAGTCTTTGCACCGGCATAATAGGGTGCGAGCAGGCAACAACCTCAAATCCGAATTTGTCGGTCGTGGTAACTCCGAAATCGTCTGCCGTCCAGCGTCCGCATCTAAGCTCCGCAGGCTGATTTGTAAATTCTGTCACGCTCTCGCCCTCGACACCGCTTTCAAGATTTGCCATTTCCATATACGCCTTTAACAAGGCTACAAAGTTAAGCACCTTTACCGACTTTGCTTTTTCCTGCATAACGCTTGTAAGCTGCTTAAATTTCAACTTGTTATCTCTAAACTGCCATAACCATTCAAACGGCTTTGTGCCGGTCAGAAAATCCTCTTTTGTATAATTCGGCACTTTCTCGTTCAAGATTTTCCACCTCGCTTTCATAATATGAAATTTCAAATTCGTATAAATCGATTTCGTGCAGGCTCCGCACATATATTTCGTTTATGTCCGCATTGCTTTTCGGTATGTTTTCGCGCCTTTTTCTTTCCGCCTTACATAAAAGCGAATATGCAATGTCAATAACTTCTTTAAGGCGGACAATGCGGTTTTTCAATTCGTTTCTCTTTGCAATTTCTTTACTGCGTTTGACATTTTCTCTCAAGGTAAGATTTTTACCACCCTGTAAATTAAGGTTAAATTCATAATTTATCCTTGCAATCGCCTGTTTAAAATCAATTCCGCAATATTTCATAACAAAGGTTACCACGTCACCGCTTTCACCGCATCCGAAGCAGTGATAACGGGTTCCGTTTTTGTAAATCTTAAACGACGGTGTTTTCTCGTTGTGAAAAGGGCAGCATACCGCACCGCCCTTTTCGATTTTAAATCCGTACTTCGCCAAAAGTTCGCTCATTTTTACGTTTTCTTTTATTCTGCCTAATATATCAGTCATATCAAACACCTAAAATCTCAACAATTTTCGCGCCTGTTTCGCGTTTTTCGCAAAACACGTAATCAATACCGTATTTGTCCTTAATCGTGCTTAAAACCTTGAATAAACGCTCGCCGTCCCACGCATAGGGAGTTTTGTCAAGGCGCGGATTATACCAGCTTTTCACGTCGTCAAGGCTCTTTATACCAAAACCGTGCTCGCACAGAATAATGATTTTAATTCCCATATCCTGCGCACGTTTTAACTCGGCGCAAAATCTTTTGTGTCCTTGGCATACGTTTGTGTAAATTTCAGATAAATTCTGTTTTCTGTCGATAATAAGCCTCGGATTGTCAAGGTTCATATAGTCGCCCACATAAAGCTTTGACGGATAATGTTTAATACCGCACCTGTCAAAATGCGCAATTATCTGTTTAACGGCTCTTTGTTTCTCGCGCGTATCAATTTGTATCGTCATCTATGCGCACCCCCCCTAAAACGGCAAATCATCAGCATTTTCGGGGAAGCCTATATCACCCTGCGGCGCAAATGATGTGTTGTCCGATGCAGACGAACCGCCCCTTTTCTCGCTTGTAAAAAATACGCTGTCGGCGATAACCTCCATACCGTAGCGCGTGGTACCGTCCTCGTCCCACTTTTTCGACTGAAGCTTTCCCGTTATACCTATCCATTGACCTTTTGCAAAATATTTCTCCAAAAATTCCGCAGTCTTGCCGAATGAAACACAGTTTATGAAGTCCGCCTCATAATCGCCCGACTTGCTTTTAAATTTCCTCTGCACCGCAACCGAAAAGCGTGCAAAAGAATTGCCCCCGTCGTATTGTTTAAGCTCAACATCCTTTGTGAGCCGTCCTACCAAATTAACAGTATTCATCAGCCAAATCCTCCGATTTCTTCGCTTCCGTAAGAATTTTTGTCGCCTTGCACGCGTTGCACCTTTCGCATCGGCGAGGCTCGATAAATCCATTTTTTACCGCGTCGTAATATGTAATTTTTTCTTTAAAACGGTTTAATTCAAAGTCCAGCGCACTCTGCGATATTTCTATAATGTCAATGTCGGGAACGCCCTCTTTAGTAGCGGCCGCAAGATAAAACGGCAAAGTTTTTCCCGTGTTCTGTCTTACAATTTCCTGATACACCGCGCCCTGCAAATCGTAGCGCCACGCCTCAAACCATAAGAGTTTTCCCTGTCCCTCTTTGTATACGGGCGCAAAGTCTTTCATAATTTTCAAGTCTACAATCTTGTCGGGCAGGTAAGAGTCAATCTTTATTTTAACGGGAACACCCTCAATTTCGCCCGTCATAATAACCTGCTTTTTGCCCGACATATATTGCATAAAAAGCTTGTCCCGCTCAATGTGCGATATAATTTCATTCGCGTGCACATACTGCGATAACAGTTCGCCGTTTTTCTTAAATATCTGCGGGTTTTTCGCCTTGAATATGTCAAGCGTCCCCTCAAAATGCGCGTCAACGTATGAACCCACAAGCATTGACACCGTTTGTTCGCGTTTGTATTCGCCCTTAATTTCAGCAAGCGCACCGAATTCGCACTCTTCAAACGCCTTGAACTGCGACACGCCCATATATTTTAACTGATTTTCGGTTGAGAAATAATTTTCATTCGTTAACATAAATATTTAATCTCCATTTCGTTATCGTTTGTGGTTCGCGCCGCTATAAACTGCAAGCCCTTGCCGGCACATTTTTCATACAGTCTTTTCCTGTTTTCGTCAGATAGTTTTTCCGCTCCGTCAATGAGTATAATCTGCAATGAATTGGGTTTTGAAAGGGCAACGTCAACGCAGAGGTCAAGCTGCTCTCCCTCGGACAAATTCGACACCGGCAAACCGTTTATAAGGGGAATACCGTCCTTTACCGTCAGCCCCTCAACAGGAATTGTAGCCGTCTGCAAAATTTCGCCCGGAAGCGTTCTCGCAAGCTCAATTTTCGCCGTAAGACTGTCGGACTGTTTTTTAAGCTCGTCCGTTTCGCTACGGAGCTGAACAATTCTCCTGTAATCGCTTATGTGGCTTTTCATCGCGTCAGCCTCGTTTATTTCATCTTCAAGTTCGGTTGTGTCGGCAACGGTTTTTGACGCATATTCATTTGCGATGCGCGTGTCGGCGTCAAGCTTTGCAACACTCTCGGAAAACCTGCTTTCTATGAGCGCTTTTTTGTCGGCAAGCTTTGTTTCAAGACCGCCGAGTTTTTCCTCCGAGGCTCTGATTTCAGCTTTCATTCGCTCAATGCCCGATAAAAGGCTTGTGCGCTCGTCGTTTATAGCTTTTTCCTCCCGCGATATTGCAATTTCCTTTTCTGCCTCAATACCGCGCATTTTTCCGTTGTAACCGTCGAGAAAAGTCTTTGCACGTGTGATTTTGCCGTTTTCCGCATTTATTTCCGCAAGCTTTTTGTAAGCACCGCTCAAATCGTAATTTTCCCAGTAATCAGCGTCGTAGTTTTCGGGGATGTCTTTTGCAAGGTCCTCAATAAATGCAAGCTTGTTGCGCATATCGCGGTTGATGTTCTGCCGTCTTTGGAAGTAATCGCCCTTTTCCGACTGAATGTCGCTCAAAACCTGCAAAATGTTCTGTTCGTAGTTTACATTTTCGGGAATTTCGCCGAATTTTTCTTTTATCCAGTTTAAATCCCAGTCAAATTCTATAAGGTCGAGTATAACCCTGTTTTGTTCGTTTTTCGTCATCTGCGTAAATGCCACAGGGTCAATCTGAAGCGGTGTAAAAAGCTTTTGCAAAAAGCTTTCGGGCGAGTTTATCTCTTTCCAGTTTTCCTTTACAGACTTGTAGTCGGCTTGTCCGCTTCTCTTTTTGCGGTTTATGTAAAGCCCGGTGTCGGTTTCAATAAGTATTTCGCCCTCGTTTTCGCCTTTTTTGAGAATGTAATCTCTGTTCGACGAATTTGTGAGCGCATATCTTACCGCATCGATTACCGAGGTTTTACCCACACCGTTTGTACCTGTAATTTCAATGCTCTTTCCGTCAAGCTCCGTTTCGGATATCCCGAATAAGTTCCTAATCTTGATTTTCGTTGTTTTCATTGTTTACCTCACCTTTATTTTTATTTTGATTTTCTTTTACAGCGCACGCCTCACAAAGTGCGCGCCCGTATTTTTTACTTGTGTATGCGCTCATCTGTTCGGCGGTCATCGAGTGTGCCGGAGCAATCTCACCTCCGCAGTCCGCGCAGTAATATTTTTTTGCGCTTACATTTCTCGGCAAAACGTCCTTAATGCGGAGCGCGTCGTAAATTTTGCCGAACGCCTTAACCTGCTCAATATGAATTGTTATCCGTTTTCCGACCATTTTTTCGGTAAGTTTTGAGTGAAAAAGTTTCGCCAGTACCTTTTTGTTGGTCGGGTTGACAATCATAGGTTTGAAATCTTCCTCAAAATACATCACCGCGCACGCCTCGGATTTGCCGTTTGTAACAACTTCTTCCTCGCGGAAGTTTTTTATCGTTACAGTTATTTCTTTAACGTCCAAGTCGTATAAATCGTATGCCCCTATGTAGTTCGGGTTTTTACCCATAAGCATTATATCAGCCATTTTTACTTGCTCCTTGAAAATTTAATATATTGTACAGCTTATGCTTTTTGCAGAACAAAGCCGACGAAACAAACTGTTTAAACCGTGCCGAATGTTTGCCAAGAGGGTGTATGCATAGATACAGCGCTGTTTGCCAAAACGCCGTATTTTGTATGATTTTATGACAAAGAACGCGATGGAGTAAACGTCCTTTTAGTGCACGGATCCGCAAAGTGCGTGCCGTTTTTATCACGGTTTAAAAATTCCCCTCTTGACAAATTGAGATTTACCAAGTATAATAGTTGTAGTTTATCTTATCTTTATTTTTATCTTGCCGTTGCTTGACAACGGCTCTTTTTTTGCGCATTTTCAGTATCTGCACCAAGCCGATGAGCGCCGAAAACGCCAGTGCGTTAAAAACCGCCTGTAAAAACGTCGCGTTTCCGCACTCGTATCCGCCCAGCGAACCTATAACCAAAACGCCGAGTATCATTTGTATGTACGTCATTTTTTAAACTCCTTTCTACTGCGCGTAACCCGAATACGGAAAATATTCGGCAAGCTTTTCACGCGGTACTTTTAAAACATCAAGTATTTTGTAACCCTCGTCAATCGTAAAGCACTTGCTTCCGTGAAATCTTGTCGTTAAATATGTCTGCGATTTTCCGAGCACCGCACTGATGTCATTTTGCGTTATGCCTTGAACAAACATATCCCGGCGCAAAAGCGCGTATTTCATCTTTTCCATTCGTTTCACCTTCTTTCTGAATTATGTTGATTTTGGTAACCTCGTTGATTTTTATGTTATTAACTTCATAAAAATTAAAACAATAATTAAGAAAACAATTACAGTAGTTAAAATCGATATTGTAGTTACCGCCACTGCGTGCCAGTATTTGTGCAAATACTTCTCGCGCAGTGTTTCACTTTCCATTAGTTTTTTTCTCATTCCAATCACCTCACAATCAATTTCCTTGCGTTTACGTAAGTCAATGTGCAAAAAAAATATTATCCCTTTCTTCAGCTGACAAATCAAGTGTATCGGTAATTTTTTTTATTTCAAATCTTGAAAAATCGCCATTTCGTGATATTTTCCGATAAAATGTAGCTTCGCAGATACCCAATTCATTACAAAGCTTTATTGTAGATATACCTTTTTCTATTATTTTTGCCTTGAGTAAATTTTGATTAAACAATGTCCGCACCTCTTTTCTTGCGTTTTCGTAAGTTAAATATAACATAATTTTTCTGTCTTGTCAATACTTTTTTGCAAGTTTTTTATATATTTCTTAAAAAAACACTTGCTTTTTTGCAAGTTTTGTTTTACAATACTATTTGTAGTTAAGGGAGCGGCGGTTGTTTCCGACACCTACCGAAAAGGGGGGTGTGACTATGGAAGAAGTTATTTGTTTTACATTACTTATAACGATAATTATTCTTTACATAAAGAAATAACCGCCTACTCTGCATAGTAGACGGTTTACTTAAATAAACGGTTTATTTGCGGAAACAACTATTGTTGCTCCCTTTCTACATTTATATTAGCACATTTTCGACAGTATGTCAAGAGGTGATTTTATGGATATAAATGAAAAAATTAAAAACAGACGAATTGAATTAGGTCTTACTATGCTTGAAGTAGCAAAAAAAGTCGGGGTTAGTGAGGCAACCGTTTCCCGCTGGGAGAGCGGTGACATAGCAAATATGCGCCGTGATAAAATTGTACTCCTTGCCAATGCACTCCAAGTACCGCCTTCGTTTATTATGGACTTGGAAGAAGATGAACCGAAACCTGTTGACCTTGACAAAGAACTCGAAGGCGTACGGTTCGCACTCTATACAGAAACAGAAGAGCTTACTGATGACGACAAGCAGGCGGTATTGGATTTTGTGAGATTTTTGAAATCCAAAAATAAAAAAGAGGAGTGAGTACATATGACAAATGAAAAACTCCTTGAACTTGCCAAAGAAAAAGAAATAGATGTTCAAGAATTTAATTCTATGCCCTTAAAAGGGTTAGCGGTGCGTACCGACGACGATATTCACCATATTGCAATAAATAAAAGTATGTGCAAAAATTCAATAGATGAAAAAGAAACACTCGCACACGAAATCGGACATTGCGAAACAGGTTCGCTCTATTGCTCAACCGAATCATATTGCATACGTGAGAAGTGCGAGGAAAATGCCAAACGCTGGACCATAAACACACTTATTCCGTTTGATAGGCTTTTATCAGCCGTAAAAAGCGGGTATACAGAGTGTTGGGAAATCGCCGATAAACTCGACGTCACTTGCCAACTCGTTCAGCAGGCATTTGAATATTATATAAATATATGCGGTTATGCGATTGAATAAAATTTCTAAAAAGGAGTTAGAAAAATGTTTGAAGAAAAAATAAAATCATTTATTGGTCGAATTGAAGATTTAAAAGAGAATATTAAAACGGAAGAAGCAACAAAAACGTCACTCATAATGCCGTTTTTCTCAATGCTCGGATATGATGTGTTTAATCCTATGGAGTTTGTGCCGGAATACATAGCCGACGTAGGAATTAAGAAGGGTGAAAAGGTTGATTATGCGATTATACTCGATAATGAACCTACTATCCTTATAGAAGCAAAAAGCATAACCGAAACATTAGACAAGCACGATTCACAACTCTTTAGATATTTCGGAACGTCAAACGCAAAATTTGCAATCTTGACAAACGGTGTTATATACAAATTTTACACCGACCTTGAAGAAACAAATAAAATGGATACTACACCGTTTTTGACTGTTGACCTTTTGAATTTGCGTGACAGCGATATTGCAGAACTGAAAAAATTCTCAAAAGAAAATTTTGACAAAAATAATATATTAAACAGTGCATCGGAGTTAAAATACTGCGGATTGATTAAAGCATTTTTAAAAAGGGAGTTTACAACTCCTTCTGATGAGTTTACAAGGCTTATTTTATCATCTGATATTTACGAAGGACGGCTCTTGCAAAACGTTGTTGACAAGTTTAAACCGCTTGTTAAGAAGTCGATTTCTGCGTATATAAATGAGATTGTAAATGACAAGATTAAAACGGCGCTTAATAGCGAAACACCAGCCGAAGAGGAAACCGAGGAAATTACCGGAATAGAACCAGCTGACGAAATTATAACGACGGCGGAAGAGTTGCAGTCATTCTATATTATAAAATCAATATTGGGCAATGATATTGAATTAAATCGAATTACATATAAAGACACGGTAAGTTATTTTTCTGTTTTAATTGATAATAAGGTTACTCGTTGGGTTTGTCGCATATACCTCAAAGAACACACTAAATATCTTATTATCCCAAATGGTGATAAACAAGAGAAGTATAATATAGATAAAATATCGGATATTTACAATCTATCCGAGCAACTAAAAACAAGAGCATCTGCGTTAGTTTGATAAAATGAATTGAGGTGTAGAATATGAAATTCGGATTGAGAACACCGTCGCTGAAACGTTCATTAAAGGCAAGAACAACCGGCAGAGCAAAACGTGCAGTGAAAAAGGCTCTAATCCCCGGATACGGTAAAAAGGGGATGGGGTGGATAAAAAACCCTAAAAAGGCCGCATACAACAAAGTTTATAATAAAACTTCTTTCGGTATTGGAGATTTGTTTAAATTGTTTAAATAACACAATAAAAATATCCCCTTCCGCAGTTGCAGCTGCAAAAAGGGATTGAAGATGAATATAGGCACAAAACCTATACTACACATACAAGTATAGTTTATCATATTGCGCCTTTATTTGTCAATAAAAAAATAAAGGGTGATGTATAAATTATGTTAACCAAACGAAAAGACGGCCGATATGTAAAGACTGTCACAATAAACGGCAGAAAAATATATTTTTATTCCGCCGAGGTTACACAAAGAAAAGCCGAAAAAGACATTGAACGCCAAATGCTGGAATATAAAGAGCAGGAAGAAAAAGGAAAACCGTTTTCCGCCGTTGCCGACGAATGGGACACACAGTACCGCAAAAAGGTGTCTGATATAAATTATCGGAAAAACACCTCGGCAGCATATGAACGCGTTGCTGATTGGTTCGGAAAAATGCCGATAAAATCCATATCGGTTGCAGAAGTCAATGTTTTTATAAATTCGCTTATAGCAAAAGGATATTACAAAAAGACGATTGCAAATCACAAAAGCATATTAAATATGATTTTTCAGTATGCCGTTCTTAACAGATACGTTGACGCAAACCCGACTGTGGAAATAAGACTTCCGGCAAACTTGCCTAAAAAAGAGAGGGAAATGCCGTCAACATCGGAGATAAAAACAGTAGACGCACATTGTAAAGGTTTTGACTTTCTCCCGTATTTTTTACTGTATACAGGACTTCGTATATCAGAGGCGCTGGCATTAAGCTATGAAGATATAAATTTTAAAGATAAGATTATTACAATAAATAAACATCTTCTGCACGACGGCAACCGCCCCGTTATAGAAAACCGCACAAAAACCGAAAACAGTAAAAGAACGGTTGTATTGCTCGACCGCCTTGCAAAGAAAATTCCGAAAAATAAAAGCGGACTTGTTTTCTGCAACGACGACGGCTCACCTCTTACAAAACGTCAGCTTTCTTGCAGGTGGAAAAATTATCAAAATAAATATAATGTGCACCTAACCGCCCACCAGCTCCGTCACGCATACGCGACAATGCTGTTTGAGGCAGGTGTCGACATCAAAGATGCGCAGGAACTTATGGGGCATTCCGATATAAACCTTACGCGTCAAATATATACCCATATCAGAGAAACGAGAAAAGAAGAAACTCGTAAAAAACTAAATGACTTTCAATTTTAGTTGTCAAAATGTTGTCGGAATTTAATTTTTGTGCTATATATAAGTAAATTTGTCAGGTTCAAGTCCTGTCACTCCGACCATAGATAAAATCCTCCTATGTGTTTTTATTATTGACTGACAGGTCAATCTTATTATAACGCATAGAAGGATTTTTGTTCATCGGTTAACCTTTTTTGAACCACGCGACTATCGCGTGGTTTTCTTTATACAAAAACACGCATACCGCCTTAAAAAGTGATATGCGTGTTTTTTAGCAACTCCGCTTGACAGTCTGTTGATGTTACTGTTTTACCAATGACCGGAAAAAGCCGTCTTTTTTCATTTTACAAATTTTTATTCTGCGAACGAATACTGTCCGATAAACAATATTTCTCCCGAATTTGTATCGAGAATAACATAGCTGAAAGGTGTATCAAGGAAGAAATCAATCGGTTCTTCAACGGGCGCAAGGCTTGTCACGCCGACCGCAATTCCCGTCGCGGCGGCCGCCTCGGTGCCTTTCTCGTCAACCTTGATATACGTTTTATGGATTGTGTCGGTCACGCAAATATTGCCGTCTATCATTTTCGACAAATCCGCGCCGTTGGTAAATGCCGTTTTAATGCCCAAATCCATCAGCATTTTATTGAGCGGCGTTTCAAATTTAAGCTCAAATTTCGGCATTTTCAAATTTAGTTTCTGCACCGGTGTTGTGCCGTCCGACGCATTTTTCGCGATTTCGCTTAAATTTTTGCCGTGTCCGTCGCCTTTCACAACCACCATACAGAGGTTCGACGCGCTCTGTGTGCCGACTCCGCTTTCCGCGTTATACGAATACATTTTATACGGCAAAACCGCCGCCTCAACGCCGTTTTCCGTATAATAACGGAATTTTTCGGTGTTGTTCATAAAATCAATCTCGGTTTTTTTGCCGTTCAAATCGGTAAACGTATCTTTTGCCGTTCGGCTTGCGGGAAACTCGTTCTGCCAGCCTGCTTTAAAATAAATCGCATTGGCGAGAAATGCCGAGTATTCGTTGCTTTTTGCAAGCGTCGGGATTTTACCTTTCGTTTTCTCGTTAACCCAGTCGTTCACCGCCGAAACCGCGTTTTTGTCGGTCACTTTCATAGGCTCTGCGCCGTAATAATTTTTAAGCGTATTTGTGTAATCCTCTTTAAATTCACCCTCCGCGCGGTCGGTGTTGAGGAAAATTGAATTTGCAATGTCAAGCGTGAAATTTTGGTCTGTTGTGAGGGTGTCGGCAAGCTTTTTGTTGTATTCGTTAAAGCTGTCAACGCCCGAAATTCCAAGCGCATTCACGATTTCGTCTTTCGTTTCGCCGTCCGCGCCGTTCAAAAGAAGCCCCAGCGCAAGCTTTATGCTGACCGGCGAGAACATATAATTTTTGTCTGCCGGCATTTTTGCGTTAAGCTCGTCGGCAAACGACGACTGCACTTTTTTGTATAAATTTATGCCGTCATCGGTGGAATATCCCGTAAAATCGGCAAAAGTGTTGCTTGTGATGTAAACTTCGCCGTCGATAATTTCAGCATTCACCGTGCTTCGTGACGCGTTAAAACGGTACTGATGAAGTCCTGTTCTGTTCTGATATTCTTTGCCGTTCACCAAAAGCGTAATCGGGAAAGACGAGGTGTAAAAACCGGCGCGCGCAAGAGATGCCCACTCTTCGTTTTTCGCGTCTTTAAGCGGAAACTTTGCATTTTCGTCATATGTAACGGTAAGAATTTTGTCCTCGTTGTTCCACTCGTATTTCGCGTTTATCGCGTTAAGCGTTTTCACAAGCGGAATATACGCGGTGTTTTGCCAGCCGCTGCGGTAGATTTTTCCGTCAACGTCAAGCTCTCCGCCGTCGAAAATAACCGAACCGTTTCTAACCGTTCCCATAGAATAGAAGTCCGTTTTTTCTTTTTCGAGAGTACCGCCCTTGGTGGACGAAACTTTGCCGATGTCGGTATCCTCGGCGAACGTGTCGGACGTAAACGAAATTTTGAGCGTGCGCGCATTTTCGTCCCACGCAACGTCATATCCGCATTTCGCCATTTCTTCGGCAACAATCACCGTTCTGCCCCCGATGTTGTAACTTTCAATCACATTCCCGTTGAGCTTTGTCACAATGTCGGTCGTGTAGTAACTGCCAACCGCGTCGCCGGGTTTGCCGTCGATTTTTTCAACAACGTCCCCTGCCGCCGCCTGGAGCGACACAAAATCGAAACCTTTGTCGGTTATGTCGAGCAGACGTTCGTTTTCATACCAGTAAACGTCAAACGCATAGTGCCAGTTTAAAATTTCGGCGTCAATAACCGTTTTTCCGCCTATGTTGTACGACGTAATCGGCGCACCTTTTACATATGTAACGATGTCCGTCGCATATATATCCCCTGCCTTTTCGCCGATTGCAAACGCGCAGACCGACGATAAAACGAGCGTCAGCGCAGTGAATACCGCAATAAATTTTTTCAT